CAAATTTGAGTTGATGCAGATGAAGCGGCGTGTTTTGGTCGCGGATGCCAATACCAATGTGCATCCCTCATGGGAGACCGCACCCCACAAAGAAATCTTGGATGCCTTCAAGTTCCAGGGTGCCATGACCCACGTATTACTCATTGAAACCGATCAACAACGAACGCGAATCGGTCTACTCAAGGATGCTATTCGTGGTATGATGAGTTATAGTGGTAATGCCGCTTGGGAGATAGGCGACTTGGCCTTGAATACAGATAAGCGGATGGATGTCTGGTAGAACAGAAAATAGTTCTTGAATAGGAGTATATAAGATGCCTGATACCAGAAAATATGATCGAATTGTTGACAAGGCCACCCATGCCGATCCTGGATTCAAGAATGGGCTTCGGTTAGGGCACGATGAGATTGTGGCATTATTGATGCAACAGGAAAAGAATATCTTGAGGCGAATCAGGTATCAGGCCTCTCGAAAATAGTTCTTGACAATTATGTAAAATTGTGTTATTATAACATCATAAAAGTTGTCCTGGATTGAATGAGTATGAATCAGGCAACAGTGACATGGGAGTGGGACTCCCCCAATTCAAGCGAGTCCCAATAAATTATAAGAGGTTTGTAATGAGTGATCGTAAGATGGGCGTGAAGCAGCGGATGTTGGCATTTTTGCAGAAGCAGACGGGGTATAACACCTTCTCTGTGGCGCAAGCGGCCAAGTACTTTGGCGCGGCCAATGTGACGGCAACAATTTGGCGCCTTCGTCAGGATGGATATCCGATCTACCTGAACACCAAGCGCCGGGCTGATGGTTCCAAGGTCGGTGTGTATCGCCTCGGTACCCCTACCAAGCTGTCCCAGGGCATTAGCTTGTCCTCAGTTTCCGCGCGGTAAGTTCTCCACTTACTACTAATTCGTAAGGCGGGCCTATCGTTCTGGTAGGCCCGCTTTCATGTTATGGGGGAACTTGATGGATATCTATACCGCAAAGAAAAGACAGATACGACAAAGCAAATGGGACCATCGGTTTCTGGAACTCGCCAAACATGTGGCGTCATGGTCCCAAGATCCAAGTACAAAAGTCGGTGCCATCGTGGTTGACGCAGCAATGACCGTCAAGGGCATGGGATATAATGGATTCCCGCGTGGCGTCCATGATGCCCCCGAACGTTATGCCGACCGCGAAACAAAATATAAATTTGTGGTCCATGCCGAAGTGAATGCCTTGATCAATGCGAATAGTTCTGTTCGCGGCTGTACCCTGTATGTCTGGCCCACCCTGATGTTCCCACCTGTCTGCCCTGAATGTTGTAAGTCTGTGATCCAACATGGAATTCGTCGTATCGTGTGCTATCACAATCCCAACCCTTCAGGTCGTTGGCAGGATATGGCAGACTTTTCAAAAAAGATGTTGGATGAATCAGGGGTCATCTACTCAGCTATCGAATTAGACGACTATAGTTGTTATAAGTAAGAGGTGACAACGGAACATTTTATTATGGAGGATTGTAATGGAAATCAAGGTGGATTTGGATCTGTTGAAGACTAAGAAGTTGTTTATTGCCACACCGTGCTACGGTGGGATGTGTCACGGCATGTATGCCAAGTCCGTTCTGGACCTCCAAGGGCTGATGACCCGCTACGGCATCGAAACGCGCTTCTCGTTTCTGTTCAACGAGTCACTGATTACCAGGGCCCGTAATTACCTCGTTGACGAATTTCTCCGCACGGATTTTACCCATCTCCTCTTTATTGACTCCGATATCCATTTCAATCCACAGGACGTACTCGCCTTGTTGGCATTGGATCGTGACATCATTGGTGCGCCCTATCCCAAGAAGGCGATCAATTGGAGTAACGTGAAGGCCTCGGTACAGGCCCATCCTGATATCGTGGCGTCGGAACTCGAAAAGGTCGTGGGTGATTATGTGTTCAATGTGGTCAAAGGCACCCAACAGTTTCAGGTCTCTGAACCATTGGAAGTTATGGAAATCGGAACCGGATATATGTTGATCAATCGGACGGTATTCCCAAAGTGGGAAGCCGCCTATCCCGAAAAGAAGTATCGTCCCGATCATGTCGGACAAGCGAACTTTGATGGTACCCGATATATTCACGCCTACTTCGATACCGAAATCGATAAGGTGTCAGAACGCTATCTCTCAGAGGATTATGCGTTTTGTCAATGGGCCCGGCGCATTGGTGTGTCGATCTGGCTCTGCCCGTGGATGCAATGCCAACACATCGGCACATACGCTTTTACCGGAAACATGGCCCGTATTGCAGAACTCACAGGCAAACTCTAAGGGGAGTCTTTATTATGCTCATCGGGTTGTTGGGTTGGATTGGTTCAGGAAAAGGCACCGTAGGCGATATCTTACGGGATGATTATCACTTCTACCAAGATTCATTTGCGGCGCCGCTGAAAGATGCGGCGGCCGCGATCTTTGGTTGGGAACGAGCGTTGCTGGAAGGAGATACCGCAGAGTCGCGGGCCTGGAGAGAAGAGATTGATGAATTTTGGTCCCAGGAATTTGGTAAGCCGTTTACCCCTAGACTTGCCTTGCAGCTATTAGGTACCGAAGCAGGTCGAAATGTCTTCCATGAAAACGTTTGGACCGCATCTCTCTTCAAGCGGGCCAGGTCCAAAGAGCATGTGGTCATTACTGATTGTCGTTTTATAAATGAAGTCGAAGGTGTTCATAAAGAAGGTGGTATGGTGATCCATGTGGTACGGGGTGGATACCCAAGCTGGTGGAGCATTGCAAAAGAAGCGAACCTGAATAATAACCAAGATGCCAAAGATCATCTGATCTCGCTTGGCATCCATTCCTCAGAATATGCCTGGATCGGCTGCCCTATTGATGCGACCATCTGGAATAATGGTACATTAGAGGAACTCCATCAGAGCGTCCATACGTTCATGAAGAACCACAAATAAATCTTGACAAACCTCTCCCTTTCTGTTATACTCATAATATTATTAATCCTGTGAGGTGCTCCATGCAATTTTCTGATACCACCCTTCAAATCCTGAAAAGTTTTGCAGGTTTGAATACCCAAATGTTCTTCAAACCAGGGAACGTCATTCGGACCGTCAATGAGTCCAAGACCATCTTGGTCGAGGCCACCATCGATGAATCGATCCCTGTTGAATTTGCCCTCTATGATCTGGGTAATTTCCTGTCAGTCCTGTCGTTGGATGAACAGTCCACATTGGAGATATCCACCACAGAAATTAAGAGTACCAGTCAAGACGCAAAGACCAATCTGGTCTATCGGTGCTGTGATCCCCAGTTGATCAAAAATCCATTTGAGCGGAACATTTCGCTTCCAACCAATGATTATGTGGTATCCCTGACCGAAAAGGATATCCTCTGGGCCCAAAAAACTGGATCGGTCCTTCAATCCCCACAGATCGCCCTGATCTCCAAGGATGGGCATCTCTCATTGGATGTTTTGGATTCCAGCAACGATTCGGCCAGTTATGCGTCCCGCCGCTTGTCGACCCCCAACGTCCCTGCCTCAAAAGCGATATTCAAGGCCGAGAACTGGCGCCTGATCCCAGGCGACTATACTGTGACAATTTCCCTCAAGGGCATCTCCCACTTCCAACATACCACCAAGAAGATCCAGTATTGGATGTCGCTGGAAACAGGGTCAAAACGGGCAAAATAGGCCCAGGAACGGTTCTGTTGGACAACGTGATCTTCTCTATGGAACCGTCCAAAAGCATCATCTAAGTGACTCTTATTCAAGGGGAAAATATGACAAATTTTGACAGTGCGGATATGTCCCATCTTCTCTGGGTCGAAAAGTATCGACCCCAAACGGTGGCAGACTGTATTCTACCAGAACGTCTCAAGGTTCCGTTTCAAGAATATGTGAATCAGAAGCAGATCCCTAATCTCTTGTTGTCTGGTGGTGCCGGGGTCGGGAAGACCACGATTGCCAAGGCCATGTGCAAAGAGATAGGTCTGGATTACATGGTGATCAACAGTTCTGATGAGTCAGGTATCGATGTCTTTCGGACCAAGATCAAACAGTATGCCTCGGCCATGTCCCTGTCGGGTGGAAGAAAGGTCATCATCCTGGATGAAGCGGATTATCTGAATCCCAACTCTATCCAGCCGGCCCTGCGTAACGCCATTGAGGAATTTTCTGGACACTGTTCGTTCATCTTTACGGCCAACTTCAAACATCGCATCATCGAGCCGCTCCATTCTCGGTGCGCCGTCATTGATTTTGCACTCAAGACTTCTGAAAAAGAAGCCATGGCCAAACAATTCTTCAAGCGGATCATTATGATCCTCAAGACCGAGAAGGTCGAACATGATCCCGCGGTGGTGGCTGAACTACTCAAGAAACATTTCCCCGACTTCCGGCGCGTCCTGAATGAGCTACAGCGGTATGCTCAATTTGGTAAGATCGATACTGGCATCCTGGCACAGATCGGCGATCTCGCCATCCAGGAAGCGGTAGGATTTTTGAAGACCAAAGATTTTGGGGCCCTGAGAACGTGGGTCGCATCGACTGATATTGATCCAGTGACCTTCTATCGGAAGCTCTATGATTCCTTGTATCTGATTCTGAAACCGGCATCAATACCACAAGCGGTCTTGTTGATCGCCGATTATCAATACAAACATTCCTTCTCGGCCGATCAAGAGATTTGTCTGATGGCGGCCCTGACGGAACTCATGGTCAGTTGTGAATTTCTATGAATCCCTTTGATTTCATCAAAAGCATCCAGAGCACCAAGATCAATCTGATCGAGCAGGACGCCACAACCGAAAAGTCGTATATCCCGTTTCTGATGAATAAGGCCATGTCCTATCATTATGATTGTCTCTCGTTTGTCCAGGACATGAATCAGCGGTATCATCTGGACCCACGGATGCAGCATGACTATCTGTTTCACACGATTCGGAGCAAGCGGCGTCCGTTTATCAAGTCCACCAAGCCTGAGGTCCATGCAACCCTGATGAATATCCAGAAAGTGTTTGGATATTCTCCACTCAAGGCCAAAGAAGCCATGTCTCTCCTCTCTCCTGATGCCCTCATGTCAATCATGCGGATGTGCGATACCGGAGGTCTCTCAAAAACCCCTAAACGATAAATACATGGTACTGTGACTTTTTATGAAGAAAGTGACGTACCATGAACCATATCAATGCTTTGCTCGATACGTTTATCGAGATTCGACTCCACACACCAGAAGACTTTCTCAAGATCCGCGAGACCTTATCCCGTATTGGGGTCGCCTCCGGTAAAGACCATATCCTCTTCCAATCCGTTCATATCCTCCACAAACAAGGTCGCTACTATCTGACCCATTTCAAAGAGCTATTCGCCTTGGATGGCAAAGAGACCAATATTGATGTCAACGATCTGGGACGAAGGAATGCGATTGCCCGTCTCCTGGAAGAATGGCATCTCTGCACCATCCTCAATCCTCTAATTTATGCCGATAACTTCGCGCCGCTCCATCAAATCCGAATTATACCACATCGAGAAAAGGATCAATGGAAACTCGTAGTTAAGTATACCATGGGCAAAAAAGATGGTAGCATACAGCAAGGGACCAAAGGAACTACGTATACGTAGTGCTTAATAACGAAAATATTTTTTTGCTTTATGTTTTGAATGGGATAGAATAGGGTTACCAGAAAGATTCTCTCTGACAATCATTTCTCTCTAAAAAACATGTATAAATAATCCGAAGATAGTCTTAGATGAATCCGAATCTGATACCTTAGTGATCAACCTTTAGACCCTACCTAAAGTAAGTACCTAAAGATACCTGCCTGGAGCGAAACGAAGTGAAGCGACACTGACGCGAAGCGGCAGTAAGATAGTCTATACTTCCTTCAATGGCTAGGTAAGTGTTGTTGGGATATGGTATGAACAAAAGCTTCTTCATTGGTCTATTCCTCCTCTGTACACTAGGTCTCTATACAACGGCCCACTCGTCCGTTATCCTTGAAGTCCATAAAGTTGGTACAGGTAAAGGCGTAATTACGTCTACACCAGCAGGATTATCCTGTGGCGCCACTTGTGTCTTGGACTTTCTCTATCTACCGGGTACAACACCAACGGGAACGGCGACACTCACGGTCGTGCCTGATGTAGGGTCTCGCGTGAGTAAATGGAGCATACCCGGATGTTCCGGCAACAGTTGCCAACTCGTCTTTACCAATAAACAATCAATCACCGTGACGATAGATCGCCTGGCGGGAGTCATACCACCAGCCACGATATCCGTCAGCCCCATCACCTTCTCGTTTCTGGCCCAACAGAATGCGGCATCACCAGCCACCCAGATCCTCACGATCACGACCAGCAGTAGTTGGTCTATTCGTCAAGTACCTACATGGCTCAAGGTCTCGTTGTTGAAGTATAACACGGTACAATTGACGGCGGTCCAGACAGGATTAGCACCAGGAAACTATACAGGCACCTTGATCCTGGCGGCACCTGGAGCAGCCGATACCAACATTCCTGTTGCATTGTCGGTCGTCACGACCCCTGTCGCCCCTGTCCCATTTTCTGTGGATCGGCCTCTGATCACGATTGCAGGGCGTCAATTTGGTCAGACAGGCACAAATCCAGCACCTCAGACTGTTGTAGTCAAAGGTGTGACGACCTTTACGACCGCGATCACGTTTCCAGTGACTACACCGGTACCGTATATACGGGTCGATGCCTTCAAAGGATTCTTCAATATTCAGGCCTTATTGCCGGGTCTGTTACCAGGTGTCTATGACGCCACAATCATCGTCTCGTCTCCTGGTCAGGCGGCACAGACCGTCTTGGTGAGTCTCACGGTCCAGAAGGCCCCGACCCTGGCCATCCATCCTACGTCTATTAATTTTATCGGTAGTAATGGAGGACCTTCGATACGACCTCGAATCGTGAATATCATGAATGGAGGAACAGGAACATTAGGGGGTGTGAGTGTTACGATGAGTCCGACCCCTATCGCATGGCTGGGAGTCACCTCGACCCCTTCTAGCCTACTTCTGACGGCGAATCCGACAGGACTTGCTGATGGGGTCTATACCGGAACCCTGACCGTGAGTAGCACGACGGCCATCATCAAAACTATCACGATCACTGTGACCTTGACGGTCGTGCCTCCGGCATCATTAGTGACCACTGGGGTGGCGACCGTTGGATGGGACAAGAATCCTGATGCGGTCCTCAATGTCTCTGGTCCGACCGATGGCTATCGACTATATCGATCCGAGACTTCGGGTGTCTATCCGAGCACGCCTCTGCTTGAGATTCCTCATCCGATCACGATGGCAGAGATTGTTGATTCTGGTATGGTCCTTGGTCCCAACGTCTACTTCTTTCGAGTCACGGCCTTCAATACCTTTGGGGAAAGTGGTCCGTCGAATGAGGTCTCCATGACATTTCCAGGACCGACTTCTGTAGGGGTGATACCACCGCCTCCGCCACCTCCACCGCCTCCGCCACCACCTCCTGCACCCACGGTGGCATGGGCAGACATCACATTAGTGACCACTGGGGTGGTCCAAACCCGTATGAGTGGTACCTTGGCGGGACTACCGTTCAGCGTTGATGTGACTGGACCTATACTTCCACCACAATTAGGAGCAGCGACCGAAGTCAATTTCTTTAAGAATTTTCAACAGACCTATACGAACCCGCCGGCGGTGACCAACTCACCAGGGACGGCTGATGCGATTCGTATTATTGGACCTGGTACCTATACGATTGTCTTCTCGGCCCCAGTCACAAATCCCATCCTGGCGATTCTCTCGTTGGGTGGAACGTCAACCATCAAGCTGACCTTCGTGAATCAGCCGGTGGTCCTCTTGAAGACTGGTCCTGGTAATTGGGGCACAGGGACACCATTAGTCGTGTTGAATAATACCGTGACCGGTAAAGAGGGGAATGGTCTGATCCAATTTCCTGGTACGATGACTTCATTGACATTTACCTCTGATCTGGCTGAGAACTGGTGGGGATTTACGGTAGGGGTACCAATACCAATACCATAAAATACTTCTTGACAATCCTACGGAATTGTAGTATACTGTTGAATATGAAGCTTGTATGTTTATCAGACACACATGGATTCCATAAGCGTCTCGTGGTCCCTGATGGGGACTTCTTGATTCATGTCGGGGATTTCTCCATGCGGGCGACAAGCCCCCAGGTCTGTGAATTTGCCCGATGGTTCAAGGCCCTACCCCATACACACAAGATCATTGTGGCAGGCAATCATGATGTGGTGTTGGAAGGAGATCGTCGCTGGGCCAAAGAGGAATTTGCTCCTGCCCATTACCTGGCCCATGAACGAGTGATATTAGGTGGTCTGACATTTTTCGGTTCGCCGTTCTCTCCGGCAATTCGTGATCCCTCTGATTGGTCATTTGACTATCCTCCTGATAGTGACCGATCCAGAGACCTGTGGGATAATATCCCCAAGAGGATTGATGTATTGATTACACATGGACCGCCCAAGGGAATATTGGATCGGGTCAATGATCCCCATCCAGGAGAAGATCCAAATGTGGGTGATGTCAACCTTCTCCGCCGGGTGATGGAGATTCAACCACGGGCCCATATCTTTGGACATATCCATGAAGGATTTGGTACCTATCAGCATCCGACCAAACGCACCAGATTCTTTAATGTGTCTGTGTGTGATGTCAACTATAAACCCACGAACCCTATTACCATCATTGATCTGTGAGGATCTGTGAGGATCTGTGAGGAACTGATATGCCCCTCTATTCCATTCAACTGAAGCACTCTCCTGAACAGGTGATCCATTTTCAGACGGTGATGACCTGGGCGGCATTGCAACAATACCTTGCCGAGCATCCTGACTGGGAAATTCGACTAACTTCACCTGCCTATGTAAAGGTGAACTAAGATGTTACCAGCGATTATTGAGTCCATGAAAGATTCACCTGACGAGATGAACCGCAAACGGTATCTGGTGTTTGTGGACCTTATCACAAAGCACAATGAATTGGCCGACCAGGAGTCACTGGATACCCAGAGGTTTATTGCCGCTACCAAGGCGATCAAAGAGGTGTGTCCTACGGCGACCTCATTGGAGCATGGGATCACCCTACTTGCCGAGTTGGCGCGGGCCCGGGAATCCAACAGCAAACCTTTTTCATCGTGGGCAGGGGATCATTATGGAATTTAATATATTGAATTGGTGGAATGCCCTTCGTTGTCGGATGGTCTATCATCCACGGCATTTGTATATTCGCCATCCAGACATTCGTGGATGGCAATGGCATGATCGTGATCATATCATGTTGTGTGCCGTGTTTCAGATTCTTGTTGATTTTGTGGAACGGGAACTGCCGCAATTCAATCGTTTTTGTGGCATGGACACCGAGAAGCATCAATGGATCTATCGCCTCCCCTTTCTGTCGTGGTATCTTGATACCAAGAGGAACCCTCAGGCGGGCATCGAACATCTTCAATGGGCCATGTCCCTGACTCATGATGATGGCAGTTCGACGAGCCAAGCCCAGTATGCAGCAGAAACGCTCGCGCTATATAGATGGTGGACCATTGAGCGACCTGCCCGTTTGGACCCCTGGGAGCAAGTCAGTGAGACTCGGATTCCTATCAAGGATTTGTTCAAGGGAGAAGATGGGGATGGTGAGAAAGCGCGATATTTCGAAGAACTTCGCCTGGCAGGAGCGGTCGAGGAATTATATCATGACGAGGATGAGGCGCAACTGATTCGTCTTATGAAAGTGCGACGAGGGTTATGGACGTAAGGACAGCAGGATCACAGGTACAAGGAATCGTATTACATATCTCTGATGTGATTCTCCATGATACGAAACCTCAAGTGACCTTTGTGGTTACGATGAATATCGATACGATCCAATCCCCCTCAGATGGGGATGGTGAGTTATTCAATCAACAATTCGGTCAGGAAATTCTCAAGCAATTGATTCACCAATTACAGGGGGTCCCCCATGACTGAACGTATGATCACCACACACTTTTCCTATAAAGAATTGACCCGTTCTGGTACGGCTATTCGTATGGGGGTGGATAATGCTCCCACAGAGGAGCATCTTGTTAATTTGAAATTGGTGTGTGAGAATGTATTAGAGCCTGTGAGGAAAGTCTATGGTCCTGTGATCGTGAATTCAGGATATCGTTCAATGGCTCTGAACATGATCGTGAATCCAATGACGACCACGCTGACCAAAGTTAGTAAACATTGTACAGGTCAGGCCGTGGACTTTGAAGTTCGTGGTGTGGAGAATGTAACGTTGGCGCAATGGTGTGTCGATCATCTATGGAGTTTCGATCAAATCATTCTTGAATTCTATACACCAGGCGATCCAAATTCAGGATGGGTTCATGTGAGTTGGTGCGCCGCCCCACATGTCGTGGTGATCGGTGTTGATGATCAATGGAAGCCCAGGAAAGAAGTCTTTACCTCCGTCCGTTCACATGGACAAGTGATCTATACCAAAGGAATTCAACCATGATTCAAGATGTCCAGGCGTTTCAAGAGGCCACCAATCAGTTTGATACCCATCGACCTGAACATAATTTTTATCATCGATTGATCAAAGAAGAATTCACCGAATTGTTTGATGCCGTCGCGGCCAACGATGAAGTGGAAGAATTCGATGCCTGCCTGGATCTGATCTATGTCATTATCGGACATATGATTCAGCGTGGATGGGATGGTCAAGGTGGTTGGAATGAAGTCCAGCGATCCAATATGGCGAAGGTCGATCCGAGTACAGGACATGTCCGCCGTCGTGAAGACGGGAAAATTTTGAAACCTGCGGATTGGACACCGCCGGAACTCACCCCATTTATGAAGAAGGAGAAGTAGATTATGTCGAAGATTGTCTTGTTGATGATTCAAGGGGTCGGACCAATTTGTGGTGAATTGGTGGAAGTCAGTGCCTGGTCTCATGGAACATTTGCACCAGAAAAGCCTCCAGTGGTCCTCAAGCGCCCAGTCATGGTTGGTATTGTACCAGGAAGAACCCCAGGGGAGAAGGGTCAACTCGGATTTAATCCTTATCTGGAATTTACCGAGCAATTCGATACCGGTATTCCATTTGAACTGGCCAATATTCTTCATAACCTGACTCCACTTCTTCAGGTGGAAAATGCGTATCGTCAGAATTATACCGATACCGGATTGATTCTACCTCCTACTGGTAGTATCCCCGGCGGACTCCATCGAGTTTAATCTTGACATCCCACGGCTGTTGTGTTATACTAGCATCATGAGATATTATACAAACGTTGCCGTGTCTGGTTCTAATCTGCTTTATCGTGGCATCCAAGATGGTCGGCCTGTACGGCTAAAAATTCCGTACAAGCCGACTGCCTATCTACAATCCCCTACTCCTACAAAATATACGAATCTGCAAGGGCAATATCTTGCCCCTATTCAATTTGAAAATATGTATGAAGCGTTCCTCCATAAGAAACGATATGAGAAGGTGGCAGGATTTCAAACTTATGGCATGGCCTCGCATGAATATGCGTTCATTGCCGAAGAACATCCCGAAGATGATATTCAATGGAAATTAGAAGATGTTGTGGTCGCCTATCTCGATATTGAGGTCGGCTCAGCCGAGGGATTTCCCCATCCAGCTCAGGCCGCACAGCCCGTGACGGCTATCACAGTGAAGTTATCCAATAGCGCCAATTATCATGTGTTTGGCTATGGGAATTATACCCCCCATCGCGGGGATGTTCGTTGGCATCACTGTGAGTCTGAGGAGCATATGCTCCAACAGTTCTTGGCCTTCTGGACCGAAGATCCGCCGGATATCATCTCAGGTTGGAATGTCAAGACCTTTGATATTCCGTACTTGGTCAATCGCATCACCAACTTATGGAATCCTGATGAAGGCAATAAACTGTCGCCTTGGGGTATCCTCAAGAACAAGATCGAACATTTCTATGGGAAGGATATCTCGACTTGGGATCTGGTAGGAATCTGTACGCTTGACTATCTCCAATTATTTCGGAAGTATGCCCCCAATTATTCCCAAGAATCCTATAAGCTGGGTGATATCGCCGCCATCGAACTTGATGAAACTAAGTTGTCCTACGACGAATATGATTCACTCCAGGATTTATATCTCAAAAATTACCAGAAGTTCATTGAATATAACATTCGAGACGTTGAACTGGTCACCAAGCTGAACGACAAGAGCCGATTGATCGACATGGCTATCACCTTGGGGTATGACAACAAAACAAATTTTGATGATGTCTTTACCCAAGTCCGTATGTGGGATTGTATTTGTTATAATCATCTCCTCAAGAAAAACATCATTGTCCCACAGAAGCGAACCCATCACAAAGATAAGTCCTATGAGGGTGCCTTTGTCAAGGCGCCTCAATTGGGTCGTCATCGTTGGGTGGGATCATTCGACTTGAATAGTTTGTATCCCCATTTGATCATGCAGTATAATCTCTCTCCTGAGATGTTGGTCGAAGAACGTGATCATACCCCTGCCATGAAAGAAGTCTTGGCTCAAGGTGTGACAGTGACGAAACTCCTTGAACAGAAGATTGATTTGTCAAAACTTCAAGGCTGTACCATGACACCGAATGGTCAGTTCTTTCGGACAGGTCGACAGGGATTTTTATCTGAGATTATGCAGACCATGTATGATGGTCGCGTGATCTATAAGACCAAGCAGATCGAGGCACAAAAAGAGAAGGAAAAATGTACCGATCCCATTCGTAAGAAAGAGTTGATTTATCTCATTTCTCGGTATAAGATTCTTCAATTGGCCAAGAAGGTCGCACTCAATTCCGCTTACGGTGCGATGGGTAATGAATACTTCCGATTCTTTGATGTTCGTATTGCCGAGGGTGTGACCCTGGCAGGACAGTTGAGCATTCATTGGATCGAATCGAAGTTAAATGACTATATGAGGAAACTCCTGAAAACCACGGATGTGGATTATATTCTGGCCATGGATACTGATTCGGTCTATTTGAATTTAGGTCCCTTGGTGGATAAAGTCTATTGGAATAAGATCAGCAAACGAGTTGAGTATCCTCCAACTCCCGCGGTCATTGAATGGATGGATGGCGCCTGTGCGAATATTCAGCGCATGGTGATCGATCCTGCGTTTCAGTCGTTGTCGGATTATGTTCATGCCTATGGACAGAAGATGCAGATGAAGCGGGAATCGTTGTGTGATACCGCGATTTGGACGGCAAAGAAACGCTATATCCTGAACGTCTATGACGAGGAGGGGGTCCGCTATACCGAACCAAAAATCAAGATCACTGGACTTGAGGCGATCAAGTCCTCGACCCCATCAGCGAGTCGGACAAAAATTAAAGAGGCCCTGAAGATTATTCTGAATGGCTCTGAACAGGAACTCCAAACATTCATTGCAGATTTTCGTTCTAAGTTCAATGCCTTGCCTTTAGAAGAGATTGCCTTCCCTCGTTCGGTGAGCGGGACAGAAAAGAATAAAGGTGAGGCCACTGGCATCCTGGAATTAATCGAGGATGATCCTGGTGTGGTCTGTAAGGGTGGGACACCAATCAATGCGCGAGGTGCCATGGTCTATAACCATTTCATCGAACAGCTTGGTTTGGAGGGTCATTATGAACGGATCAATGACGGAGATAAATTGAAGTATATCTATCTTCGTGAACCAAACCGATTTAACTCCTATGTTATGGCGTTTTTGACGCGATGCCCCAAAGAATTTCAGTTACAACTTTGTGTGGATTATGAAGCACAGTTCATGAAATCCTTTCTTGATCCTTTGAATATTGTGCTCAAAGTGATTGGTTGGAAGCCGGAAGTGGAATTGAGTTTGGAGGATTTCTTTTCATGAAAGACCACTTTGAATACATACCAGGATGCCATATTGTTCCAGGTCATTTGGTGCATTGTACCCGGTGCGGAGCAGAATACCCCAGCACCAGGAAAGTCTATGGGCGCCGACTTGTAGGCCCCGGTCCCCACTATTGGATGTGGTATTGTGCCATAGATAATTGTTATGGTAGTGGCAACGATATTGTGCCTGTGAGGGTGATAGAAGATAGTCATTGACTTTTTTGTGTGGATATGATATTATATAACGAATGGAGGATGTATGCGTTTAACCTATGAGCAAATTGCCGAAGCCTGTCATGAAGCCAATCGTGCGTATTGCCATGCCTTGGGAGACTACACCCAGTTGCCTTGGAGCATGGTGCCTGCGAATATCAAGCAATCTGCCCTGGATGGGGTGACCTTTCATTTGGCGCATCCTGATTCCAGTCCTGACGCGAGCCATACCAATTGGTATAACTTCAAGAAGGCAGATGGTTGGGTCTATGGCCCCATTAAGGATGCCGATAAAAAGGAACATCCTTGTATGGTATTATATGGCGAACTTCCCGTGGAACAACGCGCCAAAGACTATATCTTTGCAGCACTGGTCGAGACCCTCCGTAAATTTTAACACCACATCAGGAGACATAATGGGCATTTTAGATACGCTGAAAAAGAATTCAACCATCAAGGAAACGGATGTCTTGTCTGACTCCGTGTTATTCAATGAAAAGGATATGATCACCACAGAGGTGCCTATGATCAATGTGGCATTATCTGGGAGTCTGGAAGGTGGACTTGCGCCAGGTATCACAACGATTGCAGGACCGTCTCGGTATTTCAAGAGTAACTTTGCCTTGCTGTTGGCCAAAGCGTATCTGGACAAGTATCCTAAAGATGCCGCCATTCTGTTGTATGATACTGAATTCGGCACACCCAAATCCTATTTCGAGGCATTCAAGATTGATATGGATAAAGTGATTCATACACCAGTCACGGATGTTGAAGTCTTGAAGCATGATATTATGACACAGCTTGCCTCAATCAAAAAAGGCGATCATGTGATCATCATTGTCGATTCCTTGGGTACTCTGGCATCCAAGAAGGAAGTAGATGATGCCTTGGAAGGAAAGTCTGTTGCGGATATGACCCGCGCCAAGGCACTGAAATCGTTGTTTCGCATGGTCACGATCCACTTGCGTATCAAGGACATCCCAATGATTGTCGTGAATCATACCTACAAAGAGATTGGTCTCTATCCCAAGGATATCATGGGTGGAGGCACTGGACTCATGAACAATTCTGATACGGTGTGGTTCATGGGACGGCAACAGGAGAAAGACGGTACCGAACTTCAGGGATACAACTTCATTATCAATGTGGAGAAGTCTCGTTTTGTCAAAGAAAAGAGTCGTATCCCTATTTCTGTGACCTTTGATGGCGGCATTGAGCAATACTCCGGTTTGTTGGAAACCGCTCTGGAATCCGGGCATGTGACCAAGCCGTTGGTGGGGTGGTATCTCAAGAAAGGCGATACCAAGAAGGTGCGCGAAGCAGAGACACTGACCAAGGAATTTTGGGAAAGCATCTTGATCGACCCAGAGTTTCGGAATTTTATGAGGAAGAAATATGAGGTGGCCTATGGGAATATTCTCAAGACTGTATCGGTGGTTGACGAGGAAGAAGACGCCGAAGACGCTGTGTGAAAATGTCGATTATGTTTTAGGTGAGTATATCATTGGGGATGACTCTCCCCCGATCTCTACAGTCAAGCTGTTGACGACCGTATATCGGGGTGTGGAGTATTGTTATCTCAACGTCCGGGTGTCGGAGCATGGCGGAACTGGACAACTCTCCTTCAAATATTCATTCATAGATACAGCCAGCTTTGATAGCGCGGAACTCAAGGTAGATCGTGAGTTTGTGACGATAGCGGGCCAGGTATTGGAATCTATTTTACTGCGGGAAGGCACCACGAATGATTCGATTGGAATTATCAATCCTCAAAAATCTGATTTATAACGAACCGTATCTCCGTAAAGTTCTTCCTCATATTCAGACTTCCTATTTCAGTGATACCTGCGAACGGCTGGTGTTTGAGGAAATCAATCGATTTGTCACCAAGTATAATACTGCTCCCACCCATGAAGCCCTGGTCATTAATCTGACTGAAGCGGTGAGCTTGAGGGAAGAAGAGGTCCGCGGTTCGATTGAAGTTCTCAAGCAATGTTATCAAGACAAGGATAATCCAACTGATGTGCCGTGGCTTATTGATCAAACTGAAAAGTTCTGTCAGGAGAAAGCGATCTATAACGCGGTACTAGAAGTGGTTTCCATCATCGACAATAAAGATGGGAAGAAGAATAAAAATTCCATTCCCGATCTCCTCTCGAAAGCATTAGGCATCACCTTTGATACCCATGTCGGTCACGATTATATGGAACAATCGGATGATCGATATGAATTCTATCATCGTACCCATAAGCGCATTCCTTTCGATCTTGATTTCTTCAATAAGATTACCAAGGGCGGATTTTGGGAAAAGACACTGAACATCCTATTGGCAGGGACAGGGGTTGGAAAAACTTTGGTCATGGCCCATATGGCGGCGGCCGCCATGTCCATCGGTAAAAACGTCCTATACATCACATTGGAAATGGCAGAAGAACAGATCGCCAAACGGGTTGATGCAAACCTCTTGAATGTTCGGTTGGATGACATCTTGGCGGTGAGTAAGGATGACTATACCAGAAAGTTCTCTGCACTCAGAAGTCGGACTCAGGGTAAACTGATTATCAAAGAATACCCCACTGCCGGAGCGTCGACCCTCCATTTTCGGGCATTGGTCGCCGAATTAGCCTTGAAGCGATCCTTCAAGGCGGATATCATTTTTGTGGATTATTTGAATATCTGTGCGTCAGCCAGGATCAAGGCGGGAGGGAATGTCTCGTCATATCAATACATTAAAAGTGTTGCCGAAGAACTCCGAGGATTCGCGGTTGAATGTAAAGTGCCAGTCGTGTCGGCCACACAAACTAATCGTCAGGGATTTGATAACTCAGATGTAGATATGACCGATACCTCTGAGTCTTTTGGTCTTCCTATGACCGCCGATTTCATGTGCGCGATCATTGAGACCGAAGAATTGCAACTCATGGGGCAATACATGATTAAGCAACTCAAGAATCGGTATTCCGATCCCAATATCAACAAACGGTTTGTGATCGGGGTCGATAAAAGTCGTATGAAATTGTTTGATGTGGCCCAGGATGCCCAACTCAATATCCAAGGGTCGGGACAACTCATTGAAGGAAATCAACAACGTATGTTGACCGGACCTGGAGAACCGGCGACTACACACAAAACGATGATCCGAAGGACCAAGAACTTCAACGGAATTAAAACATAAATAAGGAATTGGAGGATATAATGGCTGATCCAACGTCTTTAGCTGAAAGTGCCCAAGCATTATTTTGTGCGCTTGCAGATTATCTTGGTGCTGCTGGTGCCAAGAAAATGTTAGATACTGAGGTCTATCCCACCTTTTCCTCATTTAAGATGGAATGGGAAAAGACTCAAAAATCAATGCCCCTGGCCACGGTATTTTCGACCCATGTAAAAACTCCTGGGGTGACGTTGAGGGACCTGGAGTCGTTTTTTAGTAAAAATCTAGATTGGTATGTCTCTTCGATGAATATCGCAAAGAAGTTGATTAGTGATATCACTGATGTATCAGGTAAGTTCACTCGCATTAAACAACCGAAGTGGTCTGACTTCATCTATACGCGCGGTGATGAAGATGTGATGAAATCGGTTGAGGAATTATTTAAGTTGGCGAACGAGACACAGAAGAAAGCGTCCTCACTACCAGGTGGGAAACATCATCTGGTATTTGGGGATGTTAATAAATGGAGTCCTGCCGACATTTATTTTGCGTCTGAAAAGGCGAAACGAAAAATCAAAACCCTTCTCTTGGAACATCAGAGTCTTCCTTTGGATTTCATCACACTCAACTCCGAAGTGGGTCATTTGATCGATCTAGGGGAATTACTTCCATTGTCGCTTAAAAAGACAACGAAAAAAGAGGTCACAATCCTCAAAGTCAATTTTGATCGGAAGCATGAAATCGACTACATGAGAGAATATGTGTATGCCGGGCATGTTGTGTGGTCGCCATGGGTCAAACCTAAAGCTGATGGGAAAACGGTTAGTAGATCGTTTGAAATATATTTTGATACCACGAATAAAGGTCGGCGTTTGAAATGGCGACACGATGCGTCAACTGCTGCAATGAAATTTGAGGTTGTGGAAACAGGAAAGGAAGCCCGCGAAGGATCGATTGGTTCGGTTTCTATTCTTGCTGATCTTATGTCTATCACCGATGGTAATACCACATTTAGCCGGAAATTCAACACCCTATATGAGACGGGAAATGACAAATATAAGCAACTGGTTCGTACCCCTGTTATGACACAACTAAAAACCCGTAATCGTGAGGCATATGATAGAGCTAGGAGCGAATCTAGTGCGCTCCATGTGTCGAATCCAGTCATTCCTATCTTTAGGGATTGGTTAGAACGCGACAAAAAGAAAAGCACAGAATTTGTTCGTTTGGTGTTTTCGTATATTACTTCCCGTTCCGATTTATCCGGTAAGTTTGTTATTGCCAAATAACAGGAAAGCCACTATGACAACATCCTTTACCTCCTTTATCACAGAATCCGCCGAAGGCAAGAACCTCCATCTTGAACACCTGGAAGATGAAGTCTTTAATGGCGGTGTGACTGGTGCTCGGAGGGCCGTGACCTTTCTGTTGTCTCTCCATAAGATGTTGACAGGTCATGTGGAATCTCATATCAATATCACGACCAAATGGGATGGCGCGCCGGCTATTTTTTGTGGTATCAATCCTGACAATGGTCGATTCTTTGTGGGGACCAAAGGGGTCTTTGCGAAGGAGGCGAAATTGAATTATACCCCTGCGGATATCAAGAGGAATCATGCCTCCGAAGGTCTTCAGAACAAGCTGTTGATTGCCTTGGAACATCTACCCAAACTCGGTATTACTGGTGTCCTTCAGGGTGATATGCTGTATACCCACGGCGATCTGCAAAAGGATGTGATTGATGGGGAAAAATATCTCACCTTTCAGCCGAATACGATTGTGTATGCGATTCCAAGTGACTCGGTCTTAGCCAATCGTATTCGCGCTTCCAAGTTGGGTGTGGTGTTTCATACGACCTATCATGGTCCCACGATGGCATCTATGAAGGCGTCCTTCAAAGTGGATATCGGCGCCTTGCGTCATACGGCCGATGTATGGTATCGGGATGCGTCATTTGTGGATCAATCAGGTACGGCAAATTTTACCGAAGTGGAATCAACAGTCCTGGGGGATCTATTAGCCCAAGCGGGCCGGGTGTTTCAGAGCATCGATGGTAAAGTGTTGAATCGAATTTCCTTGGATGCCACGCTGCTAGGACAGATCAAGCAGTACAACAATTCCCTGATACGAGCAGGAAAGGCGCAACCGACCGCCAAAGATCATGTTCTAGCATTAACTCGCTGGGTCGAACAACAGGCCAATGAATCTATCCTACAAGCCAAGCTACCAGCAACCAAACATAAGCGTCTGGCCGAAAAGAGTGAATGGTTGCGGTTTTACCGGTCGTCCTATGCCGAACTGGTCAAAATTTTTCTCTTGACAAATCTGCTGAATGATGCTAAAATACAGATTGTCAGAAAATTGGAAACGGCGAAGTCTATGGGCACCTTCCTTCGCTCTGCCGATGGGGGATTGACGGTGACGAAACCTGAAGGCTTTGTGGCCGTGGACCACTTGAAAGGCGGAGTCGTGAAGCTGGTAGATCGTTTGAATTTCTCTCAAGCGAATTTTAATGCGACCAAGAATTGGACCACATAAGATGAAGTTTGGTGGTTGCGACAAGACGCAAGAGATGATCGATGCCTGGGAGAAGTATACCCGAGACCTCTGGGTCGAGTCCGAAGCCACGGCCCCTCAAGAAGAAGTCGTATATATACTAGGAGAACCGCCCAACCTACCTTTATAATATGGAGTCATTATGAAAGACCTTGTGATCGGTGCTATCAGCAACTACAACTTCGATCAGATCAAACTGTGGGCCAATTCCTTAGAGCAATCGGGGTTCGACGGGTATAAGATGTTGGTGTGTTACAACATCGACAGCGATACCTCCGATCAACTTGCTCGCCGAGGATTTATTCTTTGTGGTCTCTATGTGGATGACTTTGGTACGTTTAGTGCTGATCCTTCATTGTCTATTGTAGTGAATCGCTTCCTCCATTATTGGATCTTCCTGCGCCAACTCTCTCCTGAGATAAAGAATGATATTCGGTATGTTATTGCTACCGATGTCAAGGATGTGGTCTTTCAACGCAATCCCTCAGAGTATTTCAATCAATGGGACAATCAAGGTGAGTCTCCTGCTGTGGTGGCGGCCAGTGAATCGATGCGCTATCGGGATGAAGAATGGGGTGTGAATAATCTTCTTTCTTCGTTTGGACCCGCGGTCGGTACCTCGTTATTGGATGCCGCGATTCATAACTGTGGATCGTTTGCTGCAAAGTTTGAGACGGCATTAGGTCTATTCCTTTCGATCTATCTGTTGTCGAATGGGACCAAACACCATCAGCCTGGGGGTGGCGGGCCCGATCAAGCGGCATTGAACATCTTGTTGAATACCGAAGCTTATCATCGACATTTGTATAGTGCCACATCAGAAGATGGATGGGCTGCACAACTCGGTACGACGATGGACCCAAACAAAATAGGGGTCTATCGACCGCTTCTTTTGGAGCCTGCTCCTATTGTCTTGAATGATCAAGTCTGTACCTCCCACGGCACCCCACATTATTTGGTCCATCAGTATGATCGTGTGCCTGCCCTGAAGGCGATCTATGAGGCCAAGTATGGCAATTAGAATACTGTTTGTAGTCCATCGGTATGCTCCCTATCCAGGCGGATCGGAGAACAATGTCAAGAACATGGCCGAGGAAATGGTCCGTCGAGGCGTAGAGACCTGGGTGTTTGCAGGTCAACACCAGGGGGATCTGAATGGGGTCCATGTGTCGAACAACCTAGAAATACTCCTCCATCCGTGGAATCTGATCATTGTCCATGGCGGCGATGTCAATGTGCAAAACTTTGTCTTGGAACATGCGCCGAATATTCCGTCTCCCATCTTGTATCTGTTGATTCTTCCGTCGAATTCTCCGACCTGTGTGAAGGCCCTCCAGACTGCGCGATATATCGGGGCCTCGACCCTGGCGGATTGGAGGCATGTGAAGAAGCATGGGGTGGAAATGAAGTGTATGCAATACCGTTATGGGATCAATTTGGATGATTCGGTCTCTGAGAGTCCCCAGGGAGCATTTCGGACCCGTTATGGGATCACAACCGAATATATGTTTATTTCCTGTGGTGGTTATTGGCCCAATAAAAATATGGTCCGTTTGGTTGAGGCGTTTCGAAAGGCGAATCGAAAGGATGTGACCTTAGTCCTGACTGGATATGATTGTTGGCAGTCTGCTCCTGTGATTGGACCCACGGACCAGATCAAGGTCCTGATGATGCCAGATCGTCGAGAAGTCTTGGCTGGCATCAAGGATGCAGATTTGTATATTATGCACTCGACCTCAGAGGGATTTGGTATCGTGCTGTTGGAAGCTATGTTGAATCACACACCCTGGGCGGCCTATTTCATGGCAGGCGCAGAAACGATGCGGGATTATGGATTCACTTATCAATGGGAGGAAGAATTGATCGCCTATATGCGACAATTCAAAGGCGTCTCTGATCTCACGCGAGATGAAGCCTACAGCTATACCGTCGGTAATCATACCAACAAACAATGTGTGGATGACATTCTTCTCTTGGTGCAACAATGAAAACAGCACTGATCACCGGGATTACCGGGCAGGATGGATCATACCTCGCCGAACTGCTCCTGGAGAAGGGGTATGAGGTCCACGGCATCGTGCGACGAGTCGCCATAGAAGATCCGAGCCATCGGATGCACCGCTTGCTGCCGTTCAAAGACCGTCTCCATCTTCATGCGGCCTCCTTGGAAAGCTATCCGAGCATTTATCGAGTCTTCACCAAATTACAACCAGACGAGTGTTACCATCTGGCCGCACAAAGCTTTGTCTCCTATTCGTTCGAAGATGAATTCTCCACACTCCAGACGAACATTGGTGGCACCCATCATGTCCTCTCTGCCTTAAAGGATGCGTCTCCCCGTACTCGATTTTATTTTGCTGGATCAAGTGAGATGTTTGGGAAAGTCGAAGCCATGCCTCAGGATGAAGGCACCCGATTTCATCCTCGTTCGTCCTATGGGATCTCCAAGGTGGCAGGATATGAATTGACCCGTAACTATCGGGAAGCGTATGGACTCCATTGTTCCACAGGCATCTTGTATAATCATGAATCACCTCGCCGTGGATTTGAGTTTGTGACCCGAAAGATCAGTTCCACGGTCGCCCAGATTTCATTAGGGCAAGCCACAGAACTGTCCTTGGGGAATCTGAATGCCCTCCGTGATTGGGGGCATGCCAAAGAATATGTTCGGGCCATGTGGCTCATGCTCCAACAGGATACCCCCGATGATTATGTCATTGCTACCGGAGTGGCACATTCGGTCCTAGACTTTGTTCAGGCGGCCTTTGAGTATGTGGGTCTGAACTACATAAATTATGTGACCGTGAACCCCCAGTTCTATCGTCCAGCAGAAGTCGAAGTCTTGCTCGGCGATCCTACAAAAGCCCATAGGAAATTGGGATGGAAACATTCGATTGATTTTACTGAATTAGTGGAAGAGATGGTGGAGTCAGATATCCAATATTATAAAGATAGGAGATAGATTATGGGAGAAGCATTCGTTATTGATACCACCAGAGGCACGGTCAGACCTGTTGACGGTACGACCGGAGGCCCGATACCAGGATCGACCGATCCCTTCCATCATTTGCCCCCAGTAGAATGGGTCCAGAAGCAAATTGAGTGGGGCGTGAATCACATCTCAGCTTCAGGGCTGATCGACCCGCTCAAGTCAATTGCGCCGGTTGTAGGGGCGGAAATTGGGACCTGCCTAGGGTTTAGTGCGGAATTGTTCCTCAAAGAACTGCCGAGTCTTCAAACGCTGTACTGTGTGGATCATTATCCCACATTCATCGATTGGAACGGAACCGTCATGAGTGAGGAACGCCAGGCCTGTATGAAGGGTGATGCCCTTCAGCGATTGTCGGCCTATGGTACACGCGCCCAATTACGGTATCAGACCAGTGAACAGTTTGCTCTAGAATTCGGAGTCTCCTCAAAGATACAGTACCTTGACTTCATTTTTGTGGATGGGGATCATTCGTTCGAAGGCGTCATGAAGGATTTTACCTTGTATTGGGATCACATCAGGCCGGGAGGAATCTTTGCCGGGCATGATTGGAACCTCCCGACCGTCCAACAGGCCGTGAAGACCTTCTTCCCTGATCCGAGCAAAGTGGTGAGTGTAAGCAATGAGGGATGGTACATCGTCAAATCATGAATGAACTAAAAAATCTCAGTATCGTGAATGAGAACAGCTTTCTGAGTAATAGTTTCTGGCATACCACACCGGTCAATGATGGCCATTGGGGTGTGCTAACGCCTGACTGGCCGAATCTCAAACGAGTCCTGGAAACCCATACGACCGAACGACGAACCATCGTCTCGGCCGGTGGCCACATTGGATTATATGCGTGTGGCTATGCGGAATTATTCAAGACGGTGTATGTGTTTGAACCTGATCCCCTGCATTTTTATTGTTTGGTCAATAATGTCCAGTTCCCGAATGTGATCAAACTGCAATGCGCCGTTGGGGAGAAGCCTTCTATGGGCGCGATGGTCGGTAATGGCATGGGAGCGCGGGTCGATTCCAGTGGCGAGAATCTCTGTCTCCCCATTGTTCCGATTGATGCCTTCCAGTTTCCTACGGTGGATGTGATTCAACTCGATGTTGAGGGGTATGAACTCCAGGCCTTGAAGGGCGCCATTGATACCATCATGACCCATCATCCGCTGTTGATTATTGAAAATGGTCATCAGCAGAATTTTGTTGACTTTCTCACCCTATTAGGATATACTATAATAGAGAGAATGCAATGGGATACGGTTTGGGGATGGGGGAATTAGAAAGAATATGAGCCGAAAATATAATAAAATCATTATCTGGGGCGCCAAGTTCGATTCGGGGCATACCCATGCCTTTGTCCACGAGCCGTTGATGCGGGCCGCACAATATCTTGGGTATCCAGCCTATTGGCTCGATAATCGGGATCTCCCCCATCTCCCTGTAGAATTCTTTGATCATGCCTTGGTGATCTCGGAGCAATGGTTGGTCTTTGCGAATAGTTTCTCCAATCAATTACCCCTGAGACCGACATCGGCCTATCTGATTCATTATCTTGGTAACAAAGGTCCCATAGAAGGGAATCCTGGTGCCTCGATGTATCTTGGTAAGGTGGGGAAGTTGATTGATTTCCGCTTTGCATGTAATTGGGGCGTGGATGGAGTACCGGATAAGAATTATGCCTATCACTTCGACAAGTCTGCTTGTACGCCTATCAATGAGGGTACGTCCTTTCTACAGCAAGACGGTCCTGTGACCCTCTTCTATTCGATGTGGGCAACAGATTTGATGCCAGAGGAGATTCATGTCGAAGATCGCTATCGGATACCCGTGAAACCCTATCATGCGTTTTTTGGTGGGACCATCCGTGAGGACAATAAGGAAATGTTTGATCCTTTTATTCGGGCTTGTATCGATCACAAGATGCCATTCTATTACAACACCCCATGGCAGAACCCCTTGCCAGTGAATCAAATCCGCCTAGCGGTGACGAATGCGTATTTGGCCCTGGATGTCAGACCCCGCAATCATTTAGCGAATAAGTATATCTCATGCCGTATCATGAAAAACATCAGCTATGGACAACTAGGATTAACGAATTGTCCCGCGACCTATGAATTTTTTGAGGGGGATGTGGCATTCCATTCCAATCCCTATGCGCTCTTTGATGTGGCCTGTGAGATGAAACAAGATCCCCACACCCTTGACAAGATCCTTCGACAAATGACGAAAATCAAAGAGAAACACACCTATGTCAATCGTTTACGGGATATGATTACTGCGGCGGAGGCGGAATGAAAACAGCATTGATTACAGGCATCACGGGCATGGTGGGATCGCATTTGGCGGACTATCTGTTACAACACACCGATTGGAACATCGTCGGCATGTATCGTTGGGCAGATGCCCTACACAACATCGGGCATTTACTTGAACGAATCAATACCAAAAATCGCGTGAGTTTGAGTTATGGTGATCTGACCGATGCTGGAAGTCTGGACCGACTGATCGAGGAATGCCGTCCTGATTACGTCTTTCATCTGGCCGCACAAAGTTTTCCCCTGACGAGTTTTAGTGCCCCGATCAACACCTTAGATACCAATATCCAGGGTACATTGCGACTTCTGGAATCCTTGCGTAAGTACTCGCCGCTCGCGGCCATTCATGTCTGTTCGTCATCCGAGGTCTTTGGTCGCGTTCCCAAAGAAAAATTACCGATCAACGAAGAATGTTCCTTCCATCCGGCTTCCCCGTATGCTATTTCAAAAGTTGGTACCGATCTGATTGGTCGTCATTATGCGGAGGCGTATCATATGACGGTCATGACCACGAGGATGTTTACTCATACGGGACCGCGGAGGGGTGATGTCTTTGCGGAATCTTCCTTTGCCAAACAAATTGCGATGATTGAAGCGGGATATACCAAAGACCCTGTCGTGAAGGTGGGAAATCTTCAGAGCCTTCGGACCTTTGCGGATGTGCGAGATGCCGTTCGGGCGTATCATATGCTCCTGACCGTCAATCCGATTGGTGGACAGTACTACAATATAGGGGGTACGCATACCGCAACAATCGAGGATATGTTGAAGACCTTGATTTCCTTTTCGGTTATGAAAGATGAGATTCGGATTGAAGTTGATTTGAGCCGTCTTCGTCCCATTGATGCGGATCTACAAGTACCCGACACCAGAAAGTTTGAAGCCCATACCGGATGGAAGCCAGAAATTCCATTTGAACATACCATGATGGATTTGTTGAACTATTGGCGCGAGGAAGTGACCGTACAATATGGACAATTTTTGACGCGATAGGAGTAGAGGATGGATAATCAACATGTTCCTGTGGGTCGTGCAATGCACAAAGGACCCGCACAACTAGGGCAAGACCTTCTGGTCGATAAAATCCTTAACGGCAAATACCATGGCGCGTTTGTTGATATTGGCTGCTCCTTTCCTGAACAGTTCAGTAACACCTGGTACCTTGAGAAGGAAAGAGGCTGGCAGGGTATTGGGATCGATGTGGACCCAGCATATGCTCAGCCATGGGCAGACTATAGACCTCAAAGTTGCTTTATTCTAACTGATGCCACGACCCTAGATTATGAACGGTTATTTAGGGACGTTCAATTTCCTATCTGTATTGATTTTCTTTCCATTGATATTGAGCCCCCAGAAGCATCCTGGGTCGTGCTACAACGGGTCCTAGAGACTTCCTTTACGTTCAATGTCATTGCGTTTGAGGTAGACTATGGAGGCGATTGTATAAATCCAGAGAGATTTTCGACGCGGGATGTTTCCAGGGAATTACTACGATCCAAGGGATATATCCTTCTGAAGGAGGTGTACACATATGCGTTTGGATGGCCTTTAGATTCTCCACACGAACCCCCACAACCCGTAGGTTACTGGTATCATGTGGATGATATCTGGGTGAATCAAGCAACGTATGATGCAACAGGTGATGTAGAATGTTAATCATTCGAACCCCCTATCGTATTTCCTTTTTTGGTGGAGGCACCGATTATCCCGCTTGGTATCGAGAACATGGAGGCGCGGTACTGTCGACCACCATCAATAAGTATTCGTTTTTGGTGCTTCGGACCTTACCAGAAATATTTGATTATAAGTATCGGATACGGTACTATGATCGTGAGGAAGTCCAAGAGGTGAATCAGATTCAGGTACCTGTGATTCGTGAGGCGATCAAGTATATGAAGATCAACACAGGGATCGATATTACCCATCATGGAGACTTACCTAATCGGACAGGGATCGGTTCCAGTTCAAGTTTTGCAGTCTCGTTGATTCATGGTCTTTCTGCCTTGAAGCATCAACAAAAGACCAAACGAGAAATTGCTCGCCTGGCCATTACCTTGGAACAAGAAGTCCTCGGTGAGTCGGTGGGATCACAGGATCAAGTGGCCGCTGCCTTTGGGGGATTCAATCGGATTGAGTTTGGTGGGCAATCGGAATTTATGTGTCATCCCTTGCCACTTCGCGCCGAGGTCGTCAAGGAATTGGAATCCTGGGTCCAGATATTTTTTACCTCCAAGCTACGGAATTCCTTTGATATTACCGAGAAGAAGATCGAAAATATTCAGAACAAGACCGTGGATCTCAGGGAAATGCAGCAATTAACAAAAGAAGCTGAATCGGTCTTGTTTGGGGTGGGATATGATCGAATCCATGATTTTGCCTCCTTGTTGAACACGCAATGGAGACTCAAGAAGGATATCGAAACGACCATCACGAACCCAGAAATTGATGCTATCTATGCGGCAGGAATCAAGGCGGGGGCCGTTGGAGGCAAGATCCTGGGTGCAGGTGGAGGGGGATTTATTTTGTTCTTGACGCCTCCCGATAAACACGAACAGGTACATACGGCCTTGAAGCTCAAGCAAGTTCCTGTGGCCTTTGAGTTTTTAGGTTCTCAGTTGATCTATCACGACTATCAAGACCAGGAGAAATAACATGGGGAAAATTTATGTGGCGGGGCATCGTGGATTGGTGGGATCGGCCATTTGTGCTGCCCTACATCGGGCGGGCGTCAAAGAATCCAACATCATCAAGAAAAGTCGCCAGGAATTGGATCTGCTCGATCCTACGGCCGTAAAATCATTTTTCTCGTCGGAAGATGTTGAGCAGGTGTATATGGCGGCGGCCTATGTCGGTGGGGTCTTGGCCAACAATCTCTATCCTGGTATGTTCATCTATAATAATTTGATGATCCAAACTAATGTGATCGATGCGGCCGCCTCACATGGAGTCAAGAAGATGGTCTTCCTGGGATCGAATTGTATCTATCCCACTGACGCACCACAGCCTATCAAGGAAGAATCGCTGATGCGTGGCCCGCTGGAACCGACCAATGAACCGTATGCGGTTGCCAAAATTGCGGGAATCAAAATGTGTGAATCCTATAATCGTGAATATAAGACCGATTATCGTTCGGTGTTGCCGTGTAACTTATATGGATTGAATGATAACTATCATCCAGAACACGGGCATATCACCGCAGGTATGATTCGGACATTCCATGATGCCAAAAAGAACGATCTGCCTACGGTGAAGGTATGGGGAACGGGGAATCCACGGCGCGAATTTCTGTATGGGGATGATCTGGCCGAGGCGTGTCTTCTGGTTATGAATACCGAAAAGACGGTATGGGAATCGATTGTCGATCCTCGTTGTAACATGATCAATGTGGGATCGGGTGTGGATCATCCGGTATCTGAGTTTGCCCGAAAAGTTGCCTATGCCGTTGGATATCAAGGGAAGATTGAATATGATCATACAAAACCTGATGGGGTCATGTCGAAGCTTGCGGATTCTTCGAAGATCCAATCATTAGGTTGGAAGCCGAAAATCACCTTGTCTGAAGGACTGCATCGGGCATGTATTGACTATCGCCAAAGGTTTTAATTATGAAAATTGTTATTGCATCAGGTGGATTTGATCCTCTCCATAGCGGGCACGTCAGCTACCTTCATGAGGCCTCGTTATTGGGGGATATTCTGATTGTTGGAATCAACTCCGATTCTTGGTTGATTTCTAAAAAAGGTAACTATTTCCTTCCCTGGCATGAACGGGCCTATTTGGTGCAGAATCTCCGTATGGTGTCTAGTGTCAGGACCTTTGATGATCACGATGGCACCGCATTAGATTTACTCCATCAGGTGCGGGCTCAGTTTCCCTACTATCATTTGGTCGTGGCCAACGGGGGTGATCGGACCTCACTAAATAATGCTGAAGCGGCGTTTGTGGATGATAATCATGAATTTGTCTTTGGTGTCGGGGGTACGCAGAAAGTGAATGCGTCCTCGGCAATTTTGAAGCGATGGAAGGAGTTACCATGATCATTGACATTGGTTCAGGGCCCCACCCCAAGGCAGATGCCGACATTCGCATGGACCTTCATAAGTGGCCCTATGTGAATTGCCAACACGATCTGTTGATCACACCCTATCCCTTTGCTGCCAACACCTTTTCGAAAGTGTATATGGGTGATGTGGTTGAGCATATCACCATTTTTGATGTGGATCGGGTGCTGGATGAAGTCTATCGTATTTTAGCCCCTGAAGGTATGCTTGAAGTCACCGTTCCTGATCTGAGATGGATTGCCGAGCGCATTGTGAAGAATGATTGGAAAGAACAATGTGGTGAAATCGGTTGGCTCAATCAACACACCAATCCCTGGCAGAACGCCATGAGCTATCTCTATGGTGGATTTCAGAATGTGGACGAATATAAGCTCGCCGGGATGGGTCATGTCAATGGGTTCGATGCCGCGTCCCTGAGCAATCTTCTGGCGCGTCATGGATTTAGGGATATCTATCGTGAAGCCGATCATCGAAATCCCCCACCAGGTAACCAATCAGTACTCAAAATGTTGGGCCGTAAATAGGAGAGATTATGATCTTAGTGGCACATCGAGGCAATCTATATGGCCGACAGCCCGAACGGGAAAATAGCCCAGAGTACCTCAATGAGGCCATCAATCAAGGCTATCATGTCCTGGCAGATACCTGGTATTATGATCATTGTTTCTGGTTTGGTTTTCATCATCCCAAGGATACCTCTCTGTGTTATAAGCCCCATGTTGATTGGCTCCCCTATGCGATGAATTCGGTTTTACTCAGGGCCCGAAATCCTGAGGCCCTCATAAAGGCTAATGAACTAGGACTGAATGCGTTTTGGCATCAAACTGATTCCTATAGCCTCACCACATGGGGAGACTTGTTGGGATTTTACGGGGCCCCGGCCTGTGGGGAATCGTTTGTGTGTATGATGCCGCATCGTGAGTGTTCTCTGGTAGATGATCAATATCTGGACGAATTATCTGGACATCATGATCAGTATGCACTCTGCTCGGATCATGCAGGCAGCCTGGTGGAATACCTTAATCGGAACCCGGCACTTGTATAAATAACAGATAACATCCATTCCCAAGATCCTGTAGAGGGGTTTTCATGTTATCTGAACTGTTCATACCAAAATATTCATTGAATATTGACCGGGAATCCCTCCCCCAGGTCAAGTCAGCCGATCTGTTCAATTACTTCCAATATCTCAAACACCAGAATAAGATTACCTTTCTCCAGACCAAGGTGCCTGCGAACCTGTTGACGGCTGCCCAGGGCAATTTCAATACCTCCAAGGTCGAGCATTTCATGTCAAAGGACCGAGAGGACCTGGATGTGCCTGTGATAATCTCCAGTGATTTCATTATCATGGACGGTCATCATCGTTGGCTCGCGCTCTTGAATCAGAACCCCCATGTTCCAATTTCTGTCTATAAAGCCTCAGCAAAGATTGCGGATCTGATCGATGCCACCAAAGCGTATCCCAAGTCCTTTACCAAAAAAGTCACTGAACAGGTCAATGAAGCCACAGAGAAACATTCCGTCCTGACCTTTGGCCGCATGAATCCACCAACCGCCGGACACGCCAAGCTTGTCCATAAGGTCCACGAAGTCGCCCAGGAACATCATGCCGATCATCATGTGGTCGTGAGTCATTCCCAAGATGCCGAAAAGAATCCATTGAGCACGGCCGATAAGCTCAAGCACGCCAAGAAAGCCTTTCCAGGTACGCATGTCACGGCGTCTTCCCCCAAACATCCTACGATTTTTCATCATGCCGCCCTGCTTCATAAGGCGGGCACCAAGCATCTTCATGTGGTCGTGGGATCAGATCGGGTCAAGGAATTCCATGACTCATTACATAAATATAATGGCCACTTCGATAAAGAAGGTCATGGGTTTAAGTTCAAGTCTATCACGGTCCATTCAGCCGGTCACCGGGACCCTGATGCCAAAGGAGTTGAAGGAATGTCAGCCAGCAAGATGCGCGAACATGCCAAAAAAGGTAACTATTCTGAATTCAAGAAGGGTGTGGCGCCATCCGCAACGGCCCATGCCAGGGAATTGTATCATGATGTCCGTAAAGGACAAGGTCTGCATGAGTCCGTGACGCATCCATCCCCATTGAGCCTCAAGTGGGCCAATTTCAAATCCCAGGATCAACAAGCATCGAACATATCCTCTGCGCCATTAAACGAGGACACTGAGTATCTGATGGAAGGCGTCCATGATCAAGGGATCTTCAAGGCGGTCTTCCTGGCAGGCGGACCTGGATCAGGTAAAGACTTTGTGATGCACAAGTCCCTGGACGGCCATGGTATGGTCGAAATCAATTCAGACGTGGCCTTGGAATACATGATGGACAAGAAGAAGCTGGACAAGAAGATGCCAGAGTCCGAAAAGGATCAACGGGATGCCGTGCGGGCCCGCGCTAAGTCTGTCACAGACCTCCGTCATCGTCTGGCCCTGCATGGGAAGAATGGGATGATTATCAATTCCACAGGAGACGATAAGACCAAAATCAAGAAACTCAAGGGTATGTTGGAAGACGAGGGGTATGATGCCAAACTCGTCTTTGTTCATGCTTCCGATAAAGTCTCGGCCGACCGCAATATCGCCCGCGGTCAACGGGGTGGTCGCATGGTCCCAGAGAAGATTCGCGCGGCCAAATGGCAGAAGTCACAGGATCAGCGGGTCGACTATGCCAAGATGTTTGGGACCGATAACTATCATGAATATGATAATTCAGAAGATCATAAGACGGCGCCACCTGAGGTCGTGCAACAAAAAGAAGAAGAATTGGCCGATCTCCATAAGACCATCAAGAAATTTACCCAGGCGCCACCTGCCCATCCAGCGGCCCAGCAATGGATTGCGAAATCATTGGGGAATCTGATTAATCAACCGAAGATGGCCACAAAGCTCATCAAAGACGCACCTCCAAAGTTCACAGGACCAAAAATGAAACCTGTGAAGTCTAATCCCGATCCTAATTCTGAGGCCTCTGAGGAAGCCCGAGCCAAGGGATTGGAATATTATGGATTTGGAAAGTACGGAAAGGGTGGCCAAGTCACCCATTTCTCCTTGCATGGGAAGCTGCAACAACGTGAGGCCCCTCCGACGCCAGAAGAGAAGAAACGTGCTGCCGAGACTACCAAAGCAAAAACAGCAACACCGCCTCGGAAGAAAGCGGTCAATGAAGCATTTGAAGCCTTCCTCATGGAAGCCGTTGATGGACCTGTCGGCACATTCGAGAAGGCCAAGGAACTCGGTCATACCGGAACACAAATGCACTTGAATACCCTGTATAAGAAGCGCGATGCCCTACCAAAAGAGCATCATACTGAATGGAATAAAGAAATTCGGAAATTTGAAGCGGCCAAGCTGCATCTCGCGCCGCCAGCACCGCCCGCGCCTGCGGCACCTGCCAAGAAGTCCTTGTCGGAAATGATGAATGCCCTCCGTGGTATTCCGACGCAATACGTAGAAGAATTCGACGAACCGGATGATCGGACATAAGGAGACACGTTAATGGAACCTCTCAGAGAAGCATACAAAGTTGGTGATCATGTCGTACCCAAGATCGGCCCCCATGCAGGACAGGTCCATCGGGTGATTCATGTCCATGACACTGGGCATCTGAATATTACCCCCGT